CCAGCGAAGGTGCCACAAAAAAAGGTAACGTCAATCGACTTGCCTAATTTTGGTGGTGGTCTTTCGACTGGGCCAGCGCAAAATGCGCCAGTCAACGCTTTTGTCGATAGTAAGGATATAGAGCTCACTCCTGATGGTTTTATTATTCCGCGCCGCAAACTGTCCGCATTTTTGCCGGATACCGCAGAGACGACTTATCAGAAATACCCTGTCCTATGGCAAGGTGACATTTATTACTTCGTTGCGGACGCTAACCGAGTAAAATTCTGCAAAGAAGGTGATACTGATTGGGTCGAGTGCGAGGGCGACAATGTTATCACGACCAATCACGGCGGTATGCCGAAATTCATCCGCGTCCTCAACAACGTCATGCTTATCAATGGCAAAAACGGCGATAAGCTTTGTTACGTCGATTTGACCACCGACGGCTTTCCAGTCGTCAAATACGAACTCGTCACAGACCCAACGGCTGCGATGACCGATACGCTTACCAACCTCACGACCGGCGCTTTCAAGGTGTATTACGCCTACAACTACAGCGGCCAAGTGGGGGAGACGCTTCTCTCGCCTATCTTGACGGTGTCGATTAACATCACCCGTGACCAGTGGCAAACTCAAACCAACCCAGGCAGCGTCAAATTGACGTTCACCGATACGCCGCCTCCAGGAGCAAAATACCGTAATCTGTACGTAGCATTGGCAGCCACGAGCGGTGACATTCAATCGAGCGACATGCTTGAGTTCGTTACCAAGCTTGATTTGTCGGTCGCTACCTTTGTCGATGACGGCTCTCTGTCGATTAACCTGGGCTCAGTTGCTCCACAGGCCAACTCAACGGATGGCCCTCGGGTAGAACAGGGCATCATTGAAGACGGTAACCCGATTCTATTCGCCGACCAAGATAACCCCTACAATATCCACATTGGTGGCGGTGGCCCATACGCCATGGACTTTTCTATCTCTAATGGTGGTTATCTCGCGCAGCCTGAGCAGGGTACCAACTTCTATCCAACGACGATTATCGGCTTCCGTAATGGTCAAGGTATCCCATCGCTGACCGTGCTTTACTCGAATACCGAAGGTCTCTCGAAACAGGCCGTGCTTGAGCAGCAAACGGTCAATTATGGCGACCAAAGCTTCACCGTATGGGGCGTCACCGAGCAGCACTACGGTACGGCCGGGGTGGCAGCGCCGAACTCACCGGTCAACTACAACGGAAAATTGCTCTACCTGTCGACTGACGGCTTCAACTCGATGGAGACGCAGCCAACGGTGCAGAACGTGCTCTCAAGCCTTAACGTCTCGACGACCTCAATCGGCGAGCTCGTTAACACCATCAAGACGAGCGCGATGCAGACGGTGGTGGGCGCTGGTTGGAACAACAAGTTTATGTGGCTCGTGCCAACCAACGGCTTTGATACGCCTCAGCAGATTTTGGTGCTTGACACCAATAATAAGGGTATTGACGGCAATGGCGCGTGGTATACGCTTAATATCCCTGGCCAATGGATTGGCGTCGTCAGCCCTGCCGACGAGGCGTCATTCGTCTATATTTCGCAAGGAGTACACACTTACAAGCTTTTGCTCGGCAACAGTACGTATGACACGAAAAATGGCGTCAACGTGCCATTCTCGACGGGCGCAACGGGGCCTTTGGTCGGCACAAGTGGCGCAGCTCACAACACGTGGCAAGCTGATGTGCAGGCTATGTTTTACGTCCTTGGCCTAATCGGAGATATTACTGTCGGTGTTAACTACCGAAACCAGAACGGTGTGTTGAAGACGAAGACGAAGACGTATCACGGCCCAGCTTATACGCCATCATCAGCTGGCGGTTGGGGCGACCCACAGTGGTCATACGCATGGTTTCCACAGATACCCGGCTACACCGCATCGCCAATTATCGACGACAGCAGTACCAACGTGAATCCGGTGGATGTTCGTATCCCCGTTAGTATTGACGATATTGCTAATGAGCGACAGTGGTTTTTCAGTACGCCAGTCGGGTACAACAGTTATAAATCAATTCGGGCAATTTCGTTTGAAGGAATTGAGCTAGGCGTACGACCGGATTTACAGTAGAATAGTGACAAAGAGGGTAAAATATGCAAACTGAACAGCCAGACCAAGAAGTACCACAGCTCGATAATATGGGCGTTGACATGTCAGCTCTGATTTCGGAGTACAATCTCTCGAAGTCATATGTGGAGCAGTATACGCGAGACTTTCAAGACCTCGACAACCTTGTCGATGGCGTCCCTGTTGCTCGCGATGAAGATAACCCATTCGTCGGTGATACCACTTTGGCTGGCCTCGTGCGTCAAATCCCGCGCGCCAGTTTACAGCAATTACCTGTCCTTTCGGTGACTATTAACGGCACCAAAAACTCTATTCCGGCACTTTTGGCCACTTACCTGCTTAAAAAGACGGCCTTTAACGAAGATACTTTTGGCAAGGGGCTCCTGAGCACTTTGCAAATTGGCGCCCAGGAAGCGCTCACGCACGGTTACGCGCCGTTTTTAGTGGCGACTGGCTCAATGTACAACGACTTCGGTACGACGATGCGCCTTATCCACTACAGCGACACGTCACCGGAGCCAGGTATTACCGACGCCAACGAAAGTGGTTATCACTACCTGCGCGCTAACTTGACGCCAAGCCGCGTACAGAAGATTTTGAAAAAAGCGAAGTCGATGCCAGACCAGACGACATGGAACATTGCAGCGCTCGAAATGGTGCTCGCTAGTCCGCCTCGTGCCAAGAATTACTCTATTTATGAGTCACAGCCGCGCCAAAATAATGCCGGCGAAGAGGCTGGGCCGACGTATGAATTTGTGACTCGCTACGAAACGGGCCCCGATTCGACTATCGTGACGTTTTGTCCTGAAGTGACCGATGCGCCACTGCGTGTCATGGAGAGCAAGAGTAAGTGGGGTTATCCTCGTATTCAATACCTGGTGATTGACCCGGCCGCTTTGACGCCTTTCGGTATCAGCCGCGTACGCCTGGCATCGCCTAACCAGAATATGATGAATATCTACTACGGCTCGATTGCAGCGCTGCTTTTGCTCAACTCGAAGCCGCCAATTATGAAGCGTGGCCGTTTCGTTCGTAATATCGAGCTGAAGCGTGGTGCAGTCTGGGAAGCTCTCGATACTAACGCGAGCGCCGACCTCAAGACTATCGACAATGGGGCTCTTCAAAGCTTCGTGCCGTTTGCTCAACAGTTTGCCGCTCAAATTCAAAATATCATGGGCTCGCCAACCGGCACCGTTAACTCGAACAGCAACTCGTTCGGCTTTAGCAAGACGGCTCCTGGCGTCAAGATGCAGCAAAATTATGTCGACAGCTCGACCAACCAAATTACTAAGATTCTTGAAAACTTCTTGCGCCAATATGGTCTCGCTGCCCTTGACGTATTACTGTCGGAGTCCGAAGGCGATGATTGGATTATCGTCGATGACGACACTATGAACGCCATGAACGAGCTGCAACCCGGCTTCGTTGGTGACAACCACAAAGTGAAAATCAACTGGGAACGATTCTATGCTGCCATTGAAGAGTGGAGCGTGAGTGTCGATGTTAGCCTTTCACCAGACGAACTGAAAGACCAAAAGCGCTCAGACCTGCAAGATATGCTCGTTGTACTTGCCCAAAACGCTCAAGAACTCGGCCCACAAGCCGTCCAAAAGGTTCAAGAAATCACCAATATGCTGCTTCAGGATAGTGCGCCGCTCGTCGGGACAATCGCCGCTAACGGCTTACCACCAGCGCCAGCACAGACACTTTCACCACAAACTGCGCCAATTCAAGCACCAGACTTGACGCCATCAAATTCATAATGTTACACTAATGTTAAGCACATGGGGGCTTAAAAGTTAAACATTATGGCTTTAGAAGACGAACTACCATATCGAGGGTCAGGTATAGCGCAAACATTTGCCGTACCTAAAGATACTGCCAGCTCAGACGATGAGCGCGACTTATCTACTTTAAAAGTAGTCAAAAAGCTGTTGGCCGAGAGCATCGACTCTTTAGGCAAAGACTTTAATGCCTTCGAGCTTTTAAAAAACAAATCGAATAAAGTCGCACTCGAATCGTTGTACCGGGAAATTCAGGGCCGTCAAATCGCCTATGACATCCTCGTGCCACTATTTGAGACAATCGACAAAACTATCGAGCAAGTTGATAAAAAGTATAGGAGCAAATAATGCCAGAAGTAACACCTCCAGCACCACAGCCAGCACCAGACGCTTCATCACAAGCGCCCGCACCTGCACCATCGAACGACGCCGGTGCCGTCGACCAAAAAGAATGGGATGACGCGGTAAGTGAAATTTTCCCTGGTATCGGGGGTAACAAACCACAGGAGAATCCAAATGACAAAACTCAGCCACAAGCAAATGAAGGCCAAGAAGCGGCACCAGAAGGTGACCAGGAACAGGGAGCTGGCGAAGAAGAAGCTCCAGCCGATGAAGAGTCTGATGAAGAAGGAGTCAGCCCTCAAGCCACTGCCCGAGATACTCGTGTAGCACAGCGTGAGGCTGCCGCTCATGTCGAGGCCATCCGTAACGATGTCCGTACGCGGATGTTTAAGGATGCGCCGGATACATGGCGAGACGCCGATGGGGACGAGATTCGTAGTGCTGAAGACATTATGAAGCTTATTAACCCTCGCACCAACCAACAGTTTGATGACCCGCTTGAGGCACAACTCTTCTTTAACGAAGGGATGCGCCAATTTAAAGAGAATCAGGCCGCACTTACCGCCGAGGTTGACCGTATCTCGAACATCCAAGCACAGCTTGGCGATGATGCTGACTCAATCCGTGAAGAGTACGGAGAACTGTTTAAAACGATTCCAGGGCTGCAACAGCGCCTTTGGCAGCAATGGGTGAAGGGTGCTACCGTTGATAAAAGCGGTATCATCACCAATGTCACGCAGCCGCTCGGCGAATTTTATCGTGCAGCTCTCGAGCCAATCGCTGAACTCGCCCGCAAGGCGGAGCAAGAACAAGCTTCAGCAGGTCAAGGCGCCGGAGACGGTACGCAGCCTAATGGCCAAGAAACACAAGTACAGCAACCTAACCGACAACAACGCCGCGCAGACCGCTCCGACATCTTTGGTGGCGGCAACACTGACCAAATGAGTGACGAAGAAAAAGAGTGGGATGCCGCAGCAAAAGCATATTTCGGGCCAATGAAACGATAGGAGGGAGTAATCGATATGGCACTTAAATTTTACAATATCCGTTCAAAAGAAACTCGCGTTGCCGAGACTGAGCCAATGATTGCAGCTCTTTGGGGCTCGAGCGACCGTGGGCCAAACTCAAACCAGGGGCAAGACTTTGGGTGGCGCTTGGCGCCAGAGGTCGTCGTTGAACTGCGACGCATAAAAGTGAATCCAAGCCTCTTGCAGCATATTGCAGTGCGCTACCAGTTACCGCTCGATGAAGTGGACGAAACAGCGATTTTGCAGTATATTTCAGATAAGACGGGTGTGGAAGACGCACCAGTCGCTCAAGAGGGGGATTACGAGGAAGAATACCTCGGTGAAATCCGCAAGTTAAGTAAGAAAGCAGCGAAAGAAGACGCTGAAAATAAGGAGTAATTATGGCAGACGTTGAAGAAACCACAACAACAACCACAACAGTCGAAGGGGAAACGACTACCACCACGACCACCACTGTAGAAAAACAGGGTGAGCAAGTCATCGACAAAGATGCCGATGCTCACGTTTTAAAAGAGCAATCAGCTGACGAACGCCTCAAGCAGGCGCGCCAAGAAGCGCTTGACAATCACGCTACTGAACACGCGAACGATGGCGAAAGCTTCGACAGTGTGACTAGCCGTGATAAAGTTGAGGAGTAGAAAAAGAATCTACTTCGTAGCTGTCTTGCTGGCTATCAGGGGAGTAATAAAACTCCCCTGTTTGTTTGTCAAAATAGTCCTCAAGTGCCTTAAAGGTGTAACGAACAGAGTCGGCCGCGTGCGACTCAGTTTTGTGTTCTGGCCCTTCATAATCGCCGGTATAGTGGTTGAATTTGCGTTTGTAGAGTCCCATTTTGCGGCGCAATTCTTCGGTAGTACCTGCATTAAAGAACGCCGATACGATATTGCTGACGACGCGGTTGATGCCATCTTCCTTACCCTCGCGGCGCAACAGTGACGAGTTGATGAGTCCTAGGTCGCGCAACTTCTCGATGCGCTCAATCACACCGCTCTCGGTGTTACCGCCCTGTTCTCGGACGGAGCCGTCATGCGGCAGGAAGTGCCAGGCCATGTTATATGGCTTGGTTTTTAGGAACTCGACAATCGGTGCATATCCGATGTCATGAGTCTCGTAATAATCGATGATATAGAGCGTTTTATTGTAATACTGAAAGAAGGTGATAGCCGTGCTATCACTCGTACCCAAGTCCCACGCCGTATATACCGGGTAAGCAGGGTTGTAAGCGAACTCGCCGATGTGCTCGCGGCGCTTGAGCTGTTGTAACACGTGGCCATAATAGCTCGTCGAGCTGGCTTGACCCCAGTCACACATATACTCCTGACGCCAGAAGAAGTCATTGCCGTATTTCGCGATACACTCTTGGCGCAAATCTTCGAGTATATCGGCCGACAGGTAGTGGTCGGCCTTAATGAGGCTGGCAAACTGCGTCTTTTTGCCATTTACCCAGTTATTGAGCGCGCGGCCAAACAGTGCCATGAATGTACCACCACTCACACCGTCGACCTTTGGTGTGCTCTGAAGAATAATCTGGCCACCGTTCACGGCGATAATTGGACGAATCACCTCGAGAGCCTCTGATGGGATGTCGACGAACTCCGAAAAGATATATAATTTTGCGTTTGCACCACGGAGGGCGTCTGGGTCTGTTGCACCGAGCAGGGTAAGGGTCGAGCCGTTTTTCAGG